GAGCAAAGACTTCTTTGTATCTGGAACTTACAACGAGACAGGATTGTTTGGTCAACAACTTTTCAAGGGTGGTAAGTATGTTACCATTACCGAAGGAGAGTGTGATGCTATGTCTGCTTATGAACTCTTAGGTTCTAAGTGGGCTGTAGTATCTATCAAGCGTGGTGCAAATGGTGCAGTCAAAGACATCAAGGAAAGCTTAGAGTTCTTTGATGAGTTTGAAAATGTCATCATTGCATTTGATAATGATAAGGCAGGAAAGGAAGCATCTATTAAAGTTGCTAGACTTTTCAAGCCCGGAAAAGCTAAGATACTTTCTTTGCCTAATGGTTTTAAAGACCCTAACGATATGCTTCGTTCTAATAGGCACAAAGAATTTGTTGAGGCTTGGTGGGCTAGTAAAGTTTATACACCCTCTGGTGTTATAAATGTCACTGAACAACGTGAGAAGTTTCACAATCGTGAAAAGAAACAAAGCGTTCCTTATCCTTATGAAGGACTGAACAAGAAATTGTATGGTCTTAGAGCAGGAGAACTGGTCACACTTACAGGTGGTACTGGTCTTGGTAAGTCAAGTGTTACAAGAGAACTTGAACATCATCTTATTAAGAACACTACAGATAACGTAGGTATCATAGCACTAGAAGAAGATTGGAGAAGAACCATTGACGGTATCTTATCTATTGAAGCTAACGCTAGGTTGTACGTTGACCAAGAACGTGAGAAGTTTTCTCAAGAAGAATTAGATAAGATGTTTGACATTCTCTATGATGGGGAGAACAAGAATAGAGTATGGGTTCATTCACACTTTGGTACGAATGACATTGATGACATCTTTACTAAGCTTCGCTTTATGATTATAGGATGTGATTGCAAGTGGGTGGTCGTTGACCATTTACATATGTTAGTCAGTGCTGTACATGAAGGAGATGAGAGACGTGCCATTGATACTATCATGACTAGGCTAAGAAGTTTGGTAGAAGAGACAGGTGCAGGAATCATTTTAGTTTCTCACTTACGTAGAGTTGACGGTAACAAAGGACATGAGAACGGTATTGAAGTATCACTATCTCATCTAAGAGGTTCTAATAGTATTGGACAACTTAGTGATTGTGTGATAGCCTTAGAACGTAATCAACAATCAGATGATGAGGATGAAGCAAGAACTACAAGGCTTCGTATCTTAAAGTCTAGGTATACAGGAGATGTAGGTATGGCATGTAGAGTTATATATGATGCAGAAACTGGAAGACTATCTGAAATATCAGATGATGATATAACCTTTGATGCTAGTCTTGACGAGGCATTTTAATGGACTTAGTATTTGACATAGAAACAGATGACTTAAAAGCAACTCTGGTACATTGTATCGTTGCTCAAGATATGGATACTGGAGAGATATATAAATATCCACCAGATAAATTGAAAGAAGGTTATGAACTGTTGGCTAATGCAGATACTTTAATAGGACATAACATCATCGGATTTGATATACCAATGGTAGAGAAGTTCGGTGGTGTTGACTTGTCAAAGATACCAGTCATTGATACTCTTGTATTGTCTAGGTTATTTAACCCTAATAGAGAAGGTGGTCATAGCCTTGAGAAATGGGGATATAAATTAGGCTATCATAAGATAGACTTTTCAGATTATCTTAATTATTCTAAAGAGATGATGGACTATTGTGTTAGAGATGTACAACTCAACGCTGTAGTATTAAAGAAACTTAGAGAGGAGAGCAAAGGATTCTCTAAACAATGCATAGCTATTGAACAAGGTGTAGCTAGGATAATGAAACAACAAGAAGTAAATGGATTTAAGTTTGATTTACAATCAGCATTGTTATTACTTGCTGAACTTAGAGAAAAGAAACAATCCATTGAAGATGAAGTTCACAATACATTTAAACCTAAATGGGTAGATGATAAGTTAGTTAAGCCTTACATCAAGAAAGATGGAGACTTATCTAAGCGTGGACTTACAGATGATGAGTATCAAAGATGTTTAGATACAAATAACTTTGAACCTTTTATGAGACAAACACTACAAGACTTTAATCTTGGTAGTCGTAAACAGATAGGAGAATATCTTATTGACTTTGGTTGGAAGCCTGAAAGGTTTACACCAACAGGTCAACCTATAGTAGATGAGAAAACCCTATCAGCAATCACACACATACACGAAGCTAAACTTATAGCAGACTTCTTACTACTCCAAAAGCGTATAGCTCAAGTTGATTCTTGGGTTGAAGGAGTACAAGAAGATGGAAGAGTACATGGCTTTGTAATACCTAACGGTGCTATCACAGGAAGAATGACACACAGGAATCCTAACATGGCACAAGTACCGGCAGTCTATAGTCCTTATGGTAAGGAATGTAGAGCATGTTGGACTGTAGAAGAAGGTAATGTTTTAATCGGAGTTGATGCTTCTGGTCTTGAGATTAGAATGTTAGCTCACTACATGAATGACGAGGAGTACACAAATGAAATTCTCAATGGAGACATACACACCGCTAATCAAAAACTTGCAAACCTTGAATCAAGAGATAAGGCAAAAACATTCATCTATGCACTTATGTACGGAGCAGGAGATGAAAAACTTGGAAGCGTGGTCGGAGGAAGTACATCAGATGGTAAGAGAGCTAGACAATATTTCTTTGATAATAAGCCTACATTTAAGTCTCTTAGAGACAGAGTACAAAGAGCTTCAGCAAAAAACTACCTCAAAGGATTAGACGGTAGGAAGCTATATGTTCGTAATCAACATTCAGCATTGAACACTTTGCTACAAGGTGCAGGTGCTATCGTAATGAAACAAGGATTGGTTATACTAGATGAGTTGCTACAATTAAATAACATGGAATATAAATTCGTAGCTAACATACATGATGAATGGCAGATAGAAGTTCCTAAGTGTCATGCTGATAAGGTAGGGCAATTAGCTGTAGACAGTATCGTAAAAGCAGGAACACATTTTAATCTTCGTTGTCCTCTGGATGGCGAATACAAGATAGGAGGTAACTGGAGTGAAACCCATTAACTCAACAGAAAATTTTAAAAAAGATTTACAACGTGGTAGAAAGATAGAAGAAAAAATATTAGCCATCTGTAGACAAAAGTATCCTTGTTCTGTTTTAATAGATGGTAAGTTTAAAGATTATGATTTATTTATTCCTGAAACAAATAAGAAGTTAGAAATAAAAGGAGACTATAGAAGCTGTGAGACTGGTAATATTATCATAGAACTTATGATGTTTGGTAAACCTTCAGCACTGCTTTCAACTAAAGCAGATTTCTGGGTGGTGTATACAGGTTTGGAATTATTATGGATAACACCTTTAAAAATAATTGAATGTATAACTGTAAACAATATTAATTCTAGAACATTAACAGGTCAAGGAGATACAGCTTCTAAGGTAGCTTGTCTAATACCTATAGAAACTTTTAAAAAGTATTGTTTTAAAATAGAAAATAGTTAATGGCTAAAAATAAAAAACATTCTACCAATAGAAAAGGAGACATGGCAGAATATTATGCAGTTACTTGGTTATGGGATAATGGATATGAAGTATTTAAAAACTGTGGATGTGATGGATATATTGATTTAGTTGCAAGAGACCTTAAGGGAAATATAATATTAATAGATGTTAAGAGTGCTAGAAAAGATTATAGAAAAGAAGACACTTATACATCAAGAACAACGAGAAGCGATAAACAAATCAAAGCAGGTGTACAACTTTTATTGTACCTACCTGATACAAGAAAACTAAGATGGGTAGAACATAATGAAAAAAAATAAGAAAACACTTGACACATTAGTAGAAGATATATATAATGAATTGTCGGCATTAGGAAAAGGCGAACATCTAAACATAGATGAAGAGTCAATCGAACAGTTTGGAGAGTCAATGAAACAGATTCTACATGACTGGTCTCATCCTAGTCCAAGAGGTAAACCTAGTTTAAGAATGTCTAACATAGGTAAACAACCTAGACAATTATGGTATGAGATGAACTCTGATTCTGAGAATACAGAAGTCATATCTCCACCTACATTTATTAAGTTCTTGTATGGACACTTACTTGAAGAGATAGTTTTATTTCTTGTTAAGTTATCTGGACATGAAGTTACTAGTGAACAAAAAGAAATAACAGTATCTGGAATCAAAGGACACATGGACTGTGTTATTGATGGAGAAGTTGTTGATGTTAAGACTGCTTCTAACTATGCCTTTAAGAAATTTAAAGATGGTACTCTAGCAGAGGATGACCCCTTCGGATACATGGCTCAACTAGCAGGGTATGAATCAGCAGAAGGAACTACTCATGGTGGTTTCCTTGCTCTTAATAAAGAGTCAGGAGAGTTAGCTATGTTCAAGCCTGATAACTTTGATAAGCCTAATATCAAAAAGAAAATAACTGATATTAAAAAGGCTGTTAAGTTAGCAACACCACCTGATAAGTGTTATGATGATGAACCAGATGGTAAGTCTGGTAACATGAAACTTGCAAGGGGTTGTACTTGGTGTAGGTTTAAACATGATTGTCATAAAGATGCTAACGATGGTAAAGGGTTAAGAGTATTTAAATATTCAACAGGGTATAGATACTTAACTCAAGTACCTAAAGTTCCTAATGTTATAGAGGTAACACAAATATGAGTGGTAAGAAATCAAAACTATTAAGACGTAAGGCTGAAGGATTACTTATAGGTTGGATTCAAAGCATGACTCCTGAAGGAGAAGATGCTAGTAAGATTACTAAGAAAAACTTACATGAGTTTCTACCGGAGCAAACACATATCTTTGCTAACAATAGATTTATGTTAAGTGCTTATAGTCTTAGATGGTTCTATAAGAAAGTAAAACAAAATCCTAATTTTCATTTGGAAGAGTTAAGTGGTTAGAAGAGTACC